TAATGCTTCGGGTCATGTTGTCGTAGAAGTGGAAATTGCTCAAATCCACCTGATTTTGTTGACCCGCCAAGGCTTTGCCCGAAATATTGCCGCTTGGCAATTGGTTGGGGTCAAGGATGCCCAGCACCATTTGCAAGTCAGCAGAAATGGCGTTAGCGGCTTCCATGATGCCAACAGGCGGCGGCTCGGGTTGCAACCTTGTAGGCACTGGTGCTGGTACGCCCTCAATGTCTTTTTGCTTGTAACGCAAAACAGGGCTTGATTTGATGTTAGCCAACGCCCATTCGTTTTCGTGCCCTTCGTCTTGACCCTCTGCCAACAGCCATTTAGCCTTGGGCGCAAGGGCAATGCTTTCGGTCATGCTGGTGCGCCAAAAGTTATACATCCGCTGTGGGTCTTTGGCAAACCGCACCAAACCATATTTCTTGCGCTTGTCATCCACAATCACTTGTGCGCCATAACAAGGCACAACAGGAATATATTTGCCAGCCCAAGTCTTTTCTTCCAAGACTTCCATAGCGGTCATCTTGATCCATTTAACTGCTTTGCGGAATGATTCACGCTCATCAATGACGGTCAAGCCTGCGGCATCCACACGTTCAAAAAAGGTATTGGAATCGGCAAAGTGGCGTGTGCCATCACTCAGCAAATACAACTTGGCACGTTCCCGTTCAATGTAGAAAAACTCAGCAAGCCTAATATCTTCTTTGGTAATCCAGCTTGCGGTGTCATCCCCTGTGGAACGCTGCACAAATGAAGCGCCATCGTTAGCGCCTGGGTACATTTCCCGAAATATCTTCTTATCCAACACCGTGGTGATTAGGCATCGCTCGGCATCTGACCCATCGGGCAGCAATGAATTGGGGTCAAAGTACACGGTAAACGGGTTGTCAATCGTGTCAATGTAGATTTCTTGGTCGAATGAATCTTCGCTTGAGTAACGAGTATTGATGCGCCAGTAACCCCAACCCATACGCACGGCGTAATCAAAGGCGGTGTCGTAGGCGGTGTCGGCGTTGGAATTGACTTCAATGTGGCGGCAAATGCCCTCAATGACTTGGGCTACCTTGTAATCAGCCAAGTTGTTAACCGCATGGACTTTGATGCGGGGTCGTTGCTGGCGCTGCTGATTGGTCACTTGCCGAATGTAGGAATCAATCTTGTTGATGGTCAGGCAAGGTCGGGCTTCAACGTTGCGGCTGTTTTGAATTTCAACAGGCCATTGATCGCCAGCGGCAAACTTAATATCGTTCAGCGCCTCGGCTCTGTTATTAGAGTCCGCTTCATTGACCAAACGCCAAAACTTAATGGCTTCATTGATGCGTGAATCGGCGCTTGATGTTTGTGCTTGATAGTCAGCCATGTTTAGCCCTTTTTGTCCATTGCCAAATTATCCCATCCAATTGCCAACTGTGGCAATCTGCGCTGGTTTCTTGCGCTTGGCAGGCTCTTTAATCATAAGGGCAATGTAGCGGAATGCGTCAGCCCCGTGGGAATAATGGTCGTGCAATGGGTTGCGGCTGAACTGCCCTGTCTCGGGGTCAACCTCATATCGGTAGTGCCGCAGGCAAGCCAACCCATCGGCGGCGTGTTCACGGTCAAACCAGCAATTTGGAAATATTGTTCTTGCGGCGTTGATTGAATCAAGAATTGGCACTCTTGGCAAGATGTTGGTCTTGTAGCCTGCCGCCCTAACAATATCGTCAATTGACCGCCCCGCCGCCGCCAGCGTCTTGTTCTCGGCATCATGTGGCAACCAAATGGTGTCGTATACATAACCAAAGGTTTGCATAGTCGCCATGTAATAACTGATGGTCTTTTGTGAATCCTCTATGTAGCGGATTAACCTTGTCTCCATCCCAACAAACTGCAAGAACCAAATAGCGGTGCTGTCCGACCATCCTAAGTCGAATACCGCATGAACTGGCTTGGTAGCATCGTAAGGCACACGGGTGATGCGCCCCTCTTTCTCAGCCGTTTGCATTTCCTTGGCAAAGATAGCCCCATCCACCGTTTGTCGGCATAAACCCTCCCAAACTTGGTTGTAGGCTTCCTCGTCACGGTCTTTGAGGGCATCCTTTTCTAACCGTAGTGTTTCGGGAAACCAAGGGTTGTCCGACCAGTTCACCCGCATTGTGATGCAATCCTCGGGGGCTTTTGCCACAAACCGTTGGTAAGTTTCGTCTGTCTCTAACTCAGGATTGAACGAAATCCATATCTCGCTGCCCTCGGCTCGTATTGTAGGAATCAGGATGTTCCAACTTAATCGGCTCACCGTTTGGGCTTCCTCTACCCAACAAATATTCACACCCTCATAGGACTTGACGTTGGCAATATTGTTCTTAAGTCCAACAAAGGCAAACTCTGTGCCGTTTTTGCCTCGGATGCTGGCTTGGGTTATCTCGTAGAACCCCAACAATCCAAGGCTTTCAATTTGGTCGCACAACAGCTTATGCACTGAATCCCGCATGGAAGTCATGAATTCACGGGCGCACAAAATACGCAATGGGCTTTTAGCGCCAAGGATTAGCAACGCTCTAGCAATGCCCCATGACTTTGCGCCGCCCCTACCCCCGTAGGCAACCTTGTAACGGCTTTTTTTGAACAGTCCTTCCAGCTTTACAGGGAATTCTGCCCGTGCAATAGCGTCTTGGACTTCACTCATTAGGCTTTACAAATGTTACTTGAATGCCCTGCAATGGCTCACCATCAGCGCCCGTAACCTCGGCCTTAACGGTTTCCGACCATTTCATTTGAGTCTTTGTCCACCAAATCAAACTGGTGGTGTCGCCTGATGTAGCCTTTTGAAACAGCGTTTTGGCTATTTGCCCGTTGGCTTTGGCTTTACCCATGTCCAACTCATGGCGGTAGTGCTTACGCAAAGTCTTGTCATCAATGCCTACCAGTACAGCAATTGATTCATGCGGCAAGCCCAATCCACTACTGGATTCAACCAGCCTGCGGCTTTCATCTGTGGGCAAATGTTCGTGATTCATTTTATAAAGGGGAATTTAACCAAATGTTACACATTTTCGGTTAATTCCGTCAATAATACGGCTTTTTTGCCTGTGAAGTCTTCCCAACGCTTTACGATTACATCGCAATATCTAGGGTCTAACTCCATAAGCCGTGCGTAGCGACCATGCTTTTCAGCCGCCAGCATTGTTGTACCGCTTCCACCAAATGAATCCAGCACTATGTCGCCGCCTTTAGTGTTGTTTAGCATTTGGTATTCAAACAATCCAACAGGCTTCATAGTTGGGTGTTCACCGTTGCGGCTAGGCTTATCAAACTCCAAAATGGTGGTTTGTTTGCGGTCAGTAGCCCAAAGGTGTCCAGCGCCCTCTTTCCAGCCATACAAGCAGGGTTCATGCTTCCAATGGTAGTCTTGCCGCCCCATAACCATGCTGGACTTCTTCCAAATTAAGCATTGGCGCACCTTCCATCCAGCGTCCTGTGCCGCACCCCTAAAGTTATATCCTTCTGAATCCGCATGCCAAATATAGAAAACAGCGCCTGGCTTCATTACCAAATCAGCGGTTACATAGGCATCTCGCAAGAACTGACGAAACTGATCGTCACCCATGCTGTCGTTTTGGATTTTTAAGGCATCTTTTGTTTTGCCTTCATATGCCACGTTATATGGAGGGTCAGTCAACCACATATCCACAAGCTGCCCATCACACAGCTTTTCCATGTCGGTCAAACTGCAAGAATTGCCACACATCAATCTATGCTTACCCAACTGGTATATGTCGCCCAGCTTTGTAATTGGCTCATCAGGCACGTCAGGAACAGCATCTTCGTCTGTAAGCCCTTCAATTACCTCAGGCTCTAGTAAAGCGCTTAACTCTTTGGGGTCAAAGCCTAACATTTCCAAGGCAAAGCCATCTGCCAATAGGTCGTTCAACTCTATGGTCAGCATTTCATTGTCCCAGCCAGCGTTTAGCGCCAGCCTATTGTCGGCAATGATGTAGGCTTTCTTTTGTGTTTCTGTAAGGTCGGACAATTCTATGGTGGGCACTTCTTTATAGCCCAACTTACGGGCGGCTAATAGCCTGCCATGCCCCGCAATGATGCCGTTTGACCCGTCTACCAGTATTGGGTTAGTCCAGCCAAATTCCTTGATGCTTGCCGCAATTTGTGCCACTTGCTCATCGCTGTGGGTGCGGCTGTTGTTTACATAAGGA